TCCAGCGGGTCGTCGCGTCGGTTTCGATCCGCAACTCCTGGGCGTCGTTCGTCCCGAAGGTTGCCGCCGCGCCGAACGAGTTCCCGCCGTCCAGGAACGCACCGCTACCGGGCGACGCAGACGGAGGCAGTGTGAACTGCGTCCCGTCGTAACAGATCATGACCGGCGAACTGGCGAGAATGTCGTTATTCGACAGGGCCGACCCTCCGTAGCGAAGGATGCTCTTGGCGCCCACGGACGATATGTTCACCGTCGCCGCGCCGGTGTTGGCCGTGTCGGCGTTCAGAATGATGCAGTACCCGGTGCTGTGTGACGTGAAGCCGGTGACGGTGCAGGTGTACGTATCGTTGCCAGTCGTCGAGGTACACACCGGGAACGAACTGCCTCCAACGGTGGACCAGCTCAGCGCCCCGGCCCCGTCCGTAACAAGGGCCTGGCCAGAAGTCCCGTCCGCCGCCGGAAGAACGAAGGTCTTGTCGGCGGCCACCGAGTCCGGAGCCTTGATGCCGATGTAGTTGGTCCCGTTCGTTCTTCGCTCCTCGAGCCGGACCTCGCCGGTCGCCGACCCGGCAGACTGTTTGACGACGAGCGGGGTCTGTGTCTGACCCCACCCGGCAACAGCGAATATAGCAAGCGTAGCAATGTGTCGTGTCATGGAATCAGTCCTGTAATCGGAAGGGCCACCGGCCACCACAGCCCATCACCGCGACCGGCGAACTCAAAGGCGGTGATAGAGCCGTTGACCGGCGAGATGTTCGTGTTAACGACCTGCGCGAACTGCGTGGCCTCGAACGTAATAGGGTACGGCCCGGCGCCCTGCTCAACGAATATCGTCAGACGCGAGCGCGGAGACGCGGGGTACGGTGTCGTGATCGTCGTATTGGCCGTTAGTGTCACCTCGGTCACGTATGCCGTCGAAGATGATCCACCGGCGCCGCCCGTGCCGGTTGCGGTCGATCCGCCACCGGTCCCACCACCCCCGGCCATGGCCTTCCAGTACTCCTGAACGCCGATCAACGACGTGCCGCTGATCGCCTTGACGACCATCTTGAGCCACTGTCCACCCACGTCGCGGATGGAGACCTCTTTGATTAGGTATGACGCCGATGTGACGCCGCGCGGCGAGTTGGCGATGGTCTGGATCATGCCGGGCCGCAACGACGGACACGACGACTCGACGCCCTGGTCCGTCTCGTAGCTGATCTCAACGACGGCGTCTTTCTTTGCGTCGATGATCGCCTGCCCCTCGATGGATGCCTGCACCTGCCCGCCGGTCGTGTCATAAAGGCGCTGGTAGCGGCCCGACCCAGAGCCTTCGAGCGTGGCCGTGGCCGTCACATCCGCCGAATCCTCCTCGCGGATCACATTCGCGCCAAGCTCGCGGTACCTAATCGTGAGGGTGTTGGACGCGGTAAGCGTCGCGTCGTCCGGGTCTTGGCGAATCGAGGTAGACCCGTACTGCCAATAGAACGGCTTGTCGTCCTCGGCCAGCCACGTCCCTATTTCGATTTCTGTCCCGTCAAGGTCTGCGCTGACAATCACCGCTGGCCGGTTCGCCAGAGTGAATATGCGGGCCGAACTGTTGCCGACGAATGACTCCTCGGTAACCGGGATCTGCTCCCACGGCACGCGCATGAGGGCCGAGTTTACCTTGTCCTCGCGCGTGCGGCGAACGGTAAAGGCCCGGTAGTTGGCCGACGATGTGCCAATCGAAAACGGCGCCGACGAATAGGTGCGGGGCTTGAAGTATAGCTCGCGCTCCGCGTCGATCCACCAGACATAGCCGCACAGGTTCGCAAGGTCGCTGATCGCCTGGGATATGCTAGTCTCGGGGTCAAAGGCGATTGTATCGACGACGACGCCCGAGTCTATGTTGGTCGTCCCAATCGACTCGGTTCCGGCGAACGTAGAGACGAGGTCGGTCACCAAGTCCCCGGCCCGGTACGTGATGAGGATCTGGTCGAGCGTGCCGGTCGATGTAATGTCAACGGCAGACCCGCCCGAGGTCAGCGATAGCTTCATCGTTGTCGCCGTGGCCGATATAACGAAGTACTCGATGGTTGCATCCAGGCCGCCGCACAGCGACCCCTGCGCGTGGGCCTTCACCCGAACCTTGTCCCCGTTGGAGCGTCCGTGATTACCTACGGTTGTAATCACGTCGGTAGCCGTGTCTGCTGTGAATACGAAGTTCCGGTCGTATACCGGAGGAACATTCGTCGTAATGTCATGGCAAAGCCGACGATCCAGCCGTTGCTCCCACGACACCCCGCGAATGTCATAGTACGCACCAGCGGCGCTCCCGGACTCGGTGATGCTCGTCTCGGCCACCTCGTCTACCGTACCGGCCCACAGCTTGTTGCCGCCCTCCCATAGCTCAATCGGGTGGCCCTGCTCGGGGCGGTACGTGCCATCGGCACTAATGAGGCGCACGTTGAATGTCGCCCGCTCGCCCAGTGCGGCATTCAGCGAGAGGCTGTACTGCGCAGCCTCCCGCACCGAGCCGTTGACCTTGATCGTGATCGCCATAGTGGTCCTTTACTTGGGGATAACCCCGAGCTGCTTGAGCTCCCGCGTCAGCGCCTCGAGGATCGCGCGAGTATCGCCGGTCGTGTTGATCGTGATATTCACCGTACCACCGCCCGCATCGGCGACGGCCATCTGCCGCGTCTCCATACGCACGAGCGACTCCCAGATGTTCTTGAGGTTCGGGAGGAACTCGTTGTTTTTTTCGAGGAGGTGGAGGAGGTGAATCTGGCTGTACCGGACCTCTTTTTCGATGAGGTCCAACGTCTTGTTCATCCCGGCCATCTGGAAATTCCCGATGATCGACGACACCGCCGTGGCGAGTCCAGACACCATCGTGATCGCCCCCATTACGCCGCTCGACGCGGCCCCGGCGGCAGACCCAAGGCCACCGGCGGCACCACCGGCGGAACCGGCCACGCTACCGGCAGCGCTTGCGGCGCCACCGGCGGCAGAGGACGCCCCACCGAATACCTTGCCCATCAGGCCGCCGACCGAGAACAGCTTGTCTTGCAACTTTTTCAGAGCGCCCTCGATCAGCAGTCGCGTGATGCTTTGTGCCGCCTGCTGTGCGACGTTTTTGAACATGTCGCCCAGCTTGCCGCCCTTGAATATCACATCGGTGATCCCGCGCGAAAGGTCGGTGAAGACGGTAGATACCTGCTGGTACGCCTTGCTCGTCTCCCGCGCGGCCCGCTTCGCGGCGTCCCGCATCGCGTCGTGCTGCGCCTTGGTCTGCATACCAAGTTCGCCTATGTTTTCAGCGGTTTTCTTAAACGCCTCGAAGTCTCCGGGGAACGTCGGCATATCCGGGCGGGGCACATCCTTCATCCCGCCGCCGCTGCCGGGGATCTTCACGTCGGGCGGGTTTTCGAGGATGCGGAAATAGCGGAACAGCGTGTCCGCAACCTGAATATTCAGAGCGATCTGCTCCCGCGTCACTCCGCCGTACTTGATGCCCAGATCCGCCGCGCGCTCGATGGCCTTGTTGTAGTCGTCCATCTGCTCGCGGAGCATTTTCTGGGCGATCAGGCCGTCCAAAGTGGCGACCTTCAGTTCGATGTGCGCCTTGGCCTTGCGGGCGACCTTCTCGGCGGCGACTTCGGCCACGCTTCCGGTCTTAACCGTCTCTTCATTCGACGGCTTCAGGACCTGCATGTATCCCATCACGGCGTCTCGCGCGGCACCGAATGCTGCTGGCGCGCCGGTTCCGACGCGCTCATTCAAGCGCTTCAATGCCTCAGCCGACGTATCCACCGTGTTCTGCCGGTGGGTATTCAGCATGTGCATGAAACCGCCGACGGCAGCACCACCGGCAACGGCAGCCGCTCCCAGGCCCGACATGAGGCCACCCAGTGCCTTGAGGACCGGGATCGCCTTGTTGCCAGTGGCAACAATCAACAGCCACCCCTCGGCCAGCTTGCCAAGGCCAAGGGCCAGCACCGGCAACCCGCCCAGTGCGGCGGTGATACCGGCGATCCAGTTCTGCGTCGTCTCGGGGAGAGCCCCGAACGCCTGCGCGAACTCCTTGGCCTTCTGGATGCCCGGCGTCAAGAACTCATCAAGGACCCGCTGCGCCATCGGCAGAAGCGTTTTTCCGAACTCCGCCGCCGCATCCTTCGCGGCCATCTGGATATTTTCCCAGGAGTTTTTGTAGGTATTCCCGGCGCGCTCACCCTTCGCCAGCTCGTCGGTCAAAACATTGATAAAGTCCTGCGCCGACATGCCCATGGCCTTGAACGTCTTGGCCGGGTCGCCCAGCGCCTCTGGGCCGAACTTTTCTTTGATGATCGCCGCGACCTGCGGAATGCGCTCGACGATAGGGTCCAGGTTCTCCTTGGTCACCTTGCCGACGGCCCCCATCTGCGACAGCTGCCGGATGACCTCGTTAAACTCCTCGCGGCCACCGCCGACAACCGCTAGAGCATTCCCAAGCTCGCCCATAATCCGCCGCGACTGGTCGGCGCTGTTGCCGAGGATCTGCAAACGCACCGATCCCTTGACGGCTTCCTCGAGGCCGAGGCCAGGGAGCTTCGCAACCTCGCGCAGCTTCGCCATCTCGTCCTTGGTCGCCGCCGTGGTTTTCATCACGGCCTTCAGGCCCATCTCGAGTGACTGCATATCACTCGCCGCCTTGATCGCAGCCCCGCCCGCCGCGGCCAGAGGCAGCGAGAACCCAATCGCCATCGCCTCGCCCGCTGCGGTAACGGACGAGGCGAAGCGCTGGGCTTTGCCGAGCGCAGCGTTGACCTTCTTGTCGAAGTCGTCCGTGGAAGCACCAATGCGGACGATCAAGTTCGATAAAATGGGCATTTTTTCACCTTTTCAGACGCGCTGACTGCTCGGCTTGTTGTTTTTCGCGGGCGACTATCGCCAGGTAAGCCCACCACTCCGCGAACTCGCGCGACGGCATGGCCTCGATTTCGCTTACCTGGCACCGCAGTTTCTCGGCGAGGGCGAAGATCATTCGCCGCTCGCCAGTTAGTTTTTTTCCAGTTCCTCCTGCGCCGAAGCCGTCATCGCCGACAAATCGAAGATGGCGTCGGTAACGAACTGGATGCCCTTGCCGGGCAGCTTGGCGAGCTGGTCCCGGTCGGCCTTCTCGAACGCAGGCTTGCCCGTCTCGGGCTCGAACGTACTGTCGATGAGGACCTCGATCAACGCCCGGATGCCGGACTTCTGGAACGCTACCGAGAAGTTCAGCCGCTGCTCGACGGTCAACTCGCGGATGCCGATCTTCTCGCCCCAGTCGGGCACTTCAATAACAGCAGTGCGCAGCTTCTGGGAAAGGACTTTCTCACGAATGCTCATTGTTTCTTCTCCTACGGAATAAATTCGACCGGCCCAACAGCGACAAACTGCACCGACTGCTTGACCAGTTCGTTCTCGCCGACCGTTACGCCAGCGGAGGTCATATGCGCGCCGCAGACGTACCGGGTGCCGCCCGGCTGGTCAATATACAGCGCAATTACGTACCGGTTGCCCAGGTTGGTCTGAAAGTAACCGTCCTGGTAGAACCGCTGCAAGGACACCGAGGCGCCCCGCATCACAGCCGTGCGCTCCTTCCACGAGTCGCCGAACGTCTGGCTTTCCTCGAGGTCGGTCTGAATCTCGAGTTGCCACTCGAACCCCTGCGCGAGTTGCGACAGCGACAGGTACTCGCCCGTTACGGTGATCGTCCCGGAGGCGGTGTACCCGTTCGTGAGAGTGATCTTTCCGGCGCCCCATGAAACCTGGTAGTTGGCGGGCGAAACCGTCGCCACCCCGTCGAGAACGGTGACAGAGGCGTTCGGGTTGATCGCCCGCTTGGCGGCGTCCGTGATCTGATAGACGCCGCCGCCGAGCGATGTGACGGCCTCGCCAGTCATCGCCGTGCCGCTGCCCGTCGCAATGTAAATGTCGGCCAATCGGCCAGCCATGACAGCCATTTTCGTGTCCCCTTTCCTTAGGTGAGCGTGAGAGCGCCAGTGCCGGTGAAGTTGTAGGTGACGGTCACGACGCCGTTTTCAGGAGTGCTGATCGAGGCGTTGACAAAGGCGCTGCCGCTGTAGTAGTTGGTCCCGTCGATGTAGAACCGGGCCGATACGGTCGTGCCGCCGAGGAACGCGGTACCGAGGGCGACGTGCCCGTTCGTGTCCGTATCGTCGAGGCGACCCGAGGCAGTGCCGGACCAGGACCGCAGCGTCGCCGTGCGCTCCTTCCAGGTGTCCCCGAACGCTTGCGTCTCTTCGAGGTCGGTCTGGACCTCGATCTGCCACTGGTCGATTTCAGCGACGGTATTCGTGCCGAGCTTGAACGCTCCGGCATTTCCCGCGAGGATGGCCATATGAGTATCTCCTTAGAGGTGGTGGATTATGTCGAAGTCGAGAACGACGGTGTACAGGCGCTGCGAGGTCTCGATTGAATCTTCGAACTCGTTGCGGCGCCCGTTTAAGTGGGTGCTTATGACAGTGAGCGACCCGGCGGCGGCGGTGATGGCCGCCTCCTGTGCGATAATCGCCGCGTATACCGCGTCGGCCAGATCCTCGGCGGCCTTGTTGTTCCCCATCGCCATGCAGTAGATGGCCACGGGTCGGCGCGTGGCCGTCGGCGCGGCAGCGCCGATGGAGTGGAACGGCTGCGAGTCGATGACCTCGACGACTACCGCCGGGTAGTCAGTCACCCGGCCCTGGTCCGCGTGCATGTCATACACCCGAGTGCCGGTGAGATCCGTAACAGCCGAGACCGTCTGGAGGTATTTATAGATTGCCTGGTATATCCGCATTACGCCCCCCTCGCGAGCGCCTCGACGGCAGCTTTCACTTTGTCCTCGAGCAGCTTTTTGATCCGGTTCCGCGTCCGCGCGATAGCCGTTCTAAAGAACTTGTTTTGCTTGGCTCCTGGGTGCTGCGCCTTCTTTCGGAAGGTTTCGCCCGCGAACTTCATCACCTTTTTACCGGTAGGCGCCAGCGAATGCGGCTTCGTGCCGAACTCAACGAGGTGGGCGTGCGGCGCACGGTTTTTCCACGTAAACGAGTACGCCTGGAGGAAGTTCTTCAGCGCCCTACCCGGCTTGGCGTCAAACGATGCCTTGAGGCCGCCGGGGGCAACCCGCCGCCCCGCCGAATATGTCGCCGACGGCGCAGTCGGAGCCGCCGCCCGAGCCTCGCGCGACAGCATCTCG